TTTAAATTCTTTATCTATTAATAACATTACATGTAGAAGAGATTGTGCTTCACTTATCACCGTTAGCCTCATAACCTTGTCCACGTCTCTTAAAGTCTTCTCTCATCCACACTAGGTTGTCAATATCACCTCGTGTTAATCCAATGTCTTGTAGTTCTCTATTAGACAAACGATTGAGATGCTTGATAGTATCCCTGTGCATTTGCCATGTCATTAAGTAATTCCAGAACCTATATATCCATACAAATGGTGATCGTATACATTTGCATACAAAGGTTCTTAACCTGCTGTTTAATATTCGTTTAATCATCTATTGTCTCCTGATCCTTTAAGAACACCACGTTCTTGTCTGTCATTTAGTTTAACCATGTTAAGTGCTAACACTTCTTCTAAGCTACTGCCGAAGTAATTCGCCAGAGCAGTTAAGTAGAATGCGACATCTCCTAGTTCTTTTATAATGTCTTGGGCTTCTACTTTAGTATTGTCACGTAAGAGCTTCTTAATCTTCTCAGCTATCTCACCTGACTCTCCAATAAGACCTAAGGTGTTTTCAATTAGTCTAGTATCACCTTCTGTCATTATCTTACCCTCTACCCATCGAGAGTAATCATCTCTTTCATCTATCATCCGCTTACCTCATTTACTTCCATAAATTCTATTGTACCATCCTCTAGATCATAGAGTACATTGAGGACTTCATCTCTGACGATACCCTCTCTGTCTGTTTGTTCTAAGTCTAATACAAACTGGTCTGCATCCATCTTAACTTTAAATGTTACTTCAAACTCCATTACTTTCCTCCATAAGTTTGTTTAAGTATGTCCATTGATACCCACTGTGCATCATACTGTCCATCCATAATGTTACGCTTTATAAGAACACCTTTCCACCATTCACCATTAGACTGACCTGCCCATGACTCTGCCGCACCTTTGTAACAACCTACAACTGCACCAATGCCACCATTTACACCAATGTCATCTTTGAAGTACATGTCACGTTTATGGCTGTGTCCTACTGTGGCTGAACGATAACGCTTCTGCAATATAGCATAAGCATGGTGGATACCACTTATTGCTCTACCGAAGTTACCTGCCCCAATAAAGTGTGCATAATCCACCCCATCATAATTGTAAATAGCAGGTGCACCATTCTCATACTGATGGTACTCATCAAACCATTTTCTAGTATTTAAGTGAGAAAAAGATATGCCGTACTTCTCACCCTCTAGTCTAGGGTCATAATTAATAGCTGTTGTAATACGTGCTTCGTGATTACCTTCGAAGCCATACCACTTTGGTCGTCTACGTCTTTGTTGTTTAAACCTGTAACGTAGAAGTTCCTGAGACTCGTTGTATGAATCAATGTCACCACCGTAGTTCTGAGCAACCACACTTTTGGGTTTAGCTTTATCGTACATGTTAAGTGACTTCATGTCTGCTCCGTCACCTAGGTCTACACAGTAATCAGGCTTAACATCATATATCAATCCGCCCAACCAATCAAATCTATCGTTCTTAGTCTCTGGTGAAGCATGTGCGCAAGACCAGACTATTGCTGTCTTACCCATTGCTGATTTACTTATAGTCATTTTTCATACTCCTTTCTTACCTTTTTAACTTTAGCGTAAGAGTTATTAGTTACGCTTTGCATTGATCTTTCTACTAATTCATTATGTTTAGTTTTATCATAATGATTGTGTACTTTAACCCTTCTATCACTCATTGGTGTAAAACATACTATACTATCATTTAGATTAAACTTAACAGTTGTGTTAATATTCTTGTGTACATATAAAAACATAGCTAAAGAATGGTTATATTTAAAGTTAGTTATACCACTAGGTATACATACGTTTTGATATAAAAAAGGACTAGGTGTCATAACAAAGTCAACCTCTTCCTCACACTGTGCCCTAAAGGGTGGTGTTATCTTAAATATCTGTAAGTTATGTTTATCTGCAAATCCATTTGAATGTTCTGGGCTGTGGAGAAGAACCTGAGTTACATCAGGATTTCCTCCCTCAAAGGTAGTCATACCGTTTGTAACATTATACCCAAACTCTTGCCAAGACTTAAGTTGGACACTTCTTCTTTGCATTTCAACAAAACCCCTGCAGGTAGCTATACTTGCGTACTCTGTAGGTCTCATAAAGTCTTTTTTAGTTCTACCCATTATACTTACAAATCCACAGTCTTGTGTAGATGCGTGGTGTGAATAGACGTGTAGGTCTATATGTTTACTCCTTATAAAGTTAGGTAACTTAAGTTTCATTTCTTTTCCTCTTCTGTCCATTCCTCAGGAATGATCTTGTCTGAATATAGAAAGCCATTACTTTTACACCAATCTCCGTAGGTGCTTTTAGCCCCCTTGTAGAGCTTGGCTCGTGAGTTGTTGAATACAAAGCGTATGTCGTGTTCTGGAAACTGCTTTTGTATCTCTTTATGTTTACGCCTGTCTGTAGAAACGAAGCGTCCTTTAGTCTCAATGATGATACCATTCTCTAGAACAAAGTCAGGTGTATAACTTCTAATCTTCATGTCTGTCCATTTGATCTTAGTCTCTTCATATGTAAATGTGATACCACGTTCTTTAAGATTAGTAGCTGTTGATTCTTCTAGCCCTGATCTATAACCTGCCGCGATACCATGAAACCTTACGCGCTTAGCCATTAGAAGTCCTCCACTTCAGTAACCTTCAGTTCTTTCTTAACCTTGGTTAGATATTGAGGCCCATATGAATACGCAAACTTACGAAGTCCAGGCCAACAAGCCTTCTTGAATTCACAGTAAGAGCATTCCATACATAATTTCTTGTTAGGAGATGTCTTGCTTTGTGGTTCATCTTTGTAAGTACGTGTAGGCGGTACTTTACTCTTGACCATTTCTTTTATTGATTTGATTTCTTCTTCTTTAGTTTTTAGTTCATCAGTAAAGTCGTACATGTCTAAGCATATATGTCCGTTTACTTTATCTATAACTAAGAACGCACCATGTGTTTTGTTAGTAACTAATGGGTCGTCTTTAGCCGCATAGACATATGAAGATAGTTGAGAGATGTAACCGAATGGGTCTTGATCTCTTAGATTACCTTCTTTAAACTTCTTAAAAGAGTAAGGAGATGCAGACTTGACATCAACAGTCATGCCATCAATAACACAGTCTCGACTGCCTTTGATACCGTGTGCATCCATCTTATCTTGTTGTCCAACGACCTCGTGTCCTGCTTGCATTGCTATACCTAATGCAAGTTCTTCGATCATGTCTCCATAAAAGAACTTGAGCAGTGCGTTGGCTTGTAAGGCTTCAGCCTTATCTGTTTGATTAACCTTATACCATAACTTACGAGAGCAAGGTGTTCCTATTGATGACATAGATAAGTAGCCCCTAGGTTCTTGTGGGGCTTTAAATCTATCGTAGGCCATCTTAGCTATATTGGCTCCAACCAGTTGACCAGTAGTATTGTCCCAACCTTTGTTACCAAATATCACGCTCTCCATATCTTGTACAAGTGTAGCTATTTGTTTAGCCATTGTGTATCCTTCTGTTAGAGGTGAGAAAGGGCGCGATTGCGCCCCTCCTAGTAATTACCGAGGGCCTTGAAGTCAGAAAGGAATATCCCCTGGGGTTGCTTTACTAGGTGTAGGTGAGGTAGTCGAAGATGCATTAGAATAGTTCTTAGGTTGGATACCTGCAGAAGCACCGCCACCACCTTCTGATTCAAAGACTACGTGGTCAATAACTTGAACACCACTTAGTCTTGAGCCTACACCCATCTTAGTATCATACACATCAACATATACAACACCTACTGAGCCGTTGCCAATCATACCGTCAGCGTCTGTCCATGCATCACCACTTGAGTTGAATACCTTTGGAGCACCTGCCGCCCACTCACGATCAAACTTGTCTTTCCAAGGACGTTTAAACTTGACACGAGTGCCGCGTCCGTCTGGGTCTGGTTTACCTTGCTTCCGTACACCAGAGTCTTTCATCATCTTGAACGTAGCATCGTCCATAATAATGTCAACGGTTGTTGCACCATCTGTTTCTACATCGTACTCACCGTTATCTCTGTTACCTTCAAACAGTTTAGCCCACTCTAAGATACCTGTTAGTTCTATTGTTTTAGTCGCCATATTTTGTCTCCTATAGCTTTGTTGTTGTTGTTCTGCAATTATAGCAGAAAGTTAGTGATATGTCAACAGGTCAATGTGTATCATACCACGATTTTCCTATGTCGTAAGAACCAGGAGTTGGTATCTTGAAACCTAGCTCAACCCCTGTCTCTGACAT